AGACGACTTCCTAAAGATTAGGGAAACACTTTCACGCATAGGTGTTGCAAGTAGAAGAGAACAAGAACTGTTTCAGTCTTGCCACATACTCCACAAAAGAGGTAAGTATTACATTACTCACTTTAAAGAACTCTTTAAACTAGATGGTAAACCTTCTAACATCGATGAATCAGATATCGGTAGAAGAAATACAATTGTAGGTTTACTGGAACAATGGAACCTAGTTACTGTTCTTAACAAACAACAAATAGCCGAACCAAAGGCACCACTCTCACAGATCAAAATCATTCCATTCAAGGAAAAAAGTGAGTGGAAATTGACCACTAAATACAGTATAGGCAGTAATAACTCCTAAATATACCTACGAAAGATATTAATTTCTTTCGAAGGAGTAAATATGTTAGAATTCCTACAATGGATTATAGCATGGATACAGGTGATTCCTTGGTTAGTTATGGGTGCATCGTTAGTTGCAGCTCTAACTCCAACACCAGTTGATGATGGATTAGTCAAGAAAGCTTACAAAGTGCTTGATTGGTTTGCATTCAATGTTGGTAAAGCTAAGGATAAATAAGATAACAAACTATTAATAGTGAGGAATATATCATGGAAATATCATACATAATCGTATTGATTGTCGTGGTTACAGTTGGATATCTTGCATGGAGAGATACATCAGAGGCACCTGCCCCTGCGAAGAAGGTTGCAAAATCTTCTCCGTCAGTTATAAAGGCAGATGCAAATAACAATGGTGTAGTTTCCAAGGCAGAATTGAACAAACTGACTAAGGTTCAACTATTTGACTTTGCAGAGAAAAATTCTCTAAAAGTTAAAAAGTCAGGAACTAAAGCTGCGGTCGTGAATGAAATTTGGTCTCAACAGAGATAAATTCTTATTTACAAAACAACGAGAAGGGGGACATTCAGTCCCCTTTTTTTTGGCCAAATCATTGCCATAATAAACCTAAAATCATAAATAATCGTATGGATATATTACAATTTATGAGTGAAGTCGGAGTACCTATTGGGAGTGCTGTCATTATGGCGTTCTTTATTTTCCTAACTTTACGATATATCCTAGAATCAGTAGTAGGACAAGTAACTGGTTTGACTAATATTATTAGTAGTTTAGAAAGTAGAGTGAGGATGATGAACAATGATATGATAAAGATTGATTTGTTAGTGTCAGCAGCTCTAGAACTCAAACCCGACATTGATCGTATCGCAAGAGCAGAAAACTTTGTAGAAGATGACAAGATTGATGTTCGAAGAGACTAATGGAAAAGATAGCACAACTGATTTCAGAGTTTGGTTTTCCAGTGGTACTTGCCTTGGGAATGGGTTACTTTATCTTTTTCGTATGGAAGTTTGTCACTCAGACACTTAAACCAAGTTTAGGTAAGGGCAGTACCGAACTCATTCGACTTCTAGATCAAATTAGGATGTTAGATAACGATCTTATTCGTCTTAAAAGTAAGGTGGATACAGTTTTAGAATACCGAGAGAAACAGGAAATTCTAACGGATGCCGAAGAAAAAGAGGCATTACAGAGGTTAAAAAAAGATGAAAATTAATGGTACACATTTAGGTATTGCAGTAATGGTTCTGTTCTTTACAGGACAATTATTTGCAGACGAAATAGTACACAAATTTAAAAATCCAAGCTTTAGTGGTATTGGTCAAGGAGCCCATTATTTAACTATTGAGAATCAGGAAAGCTCTAGAAAGAAAGCAATAGAAGATGCCTTGGATGCAGCGAGGAAAGCTGCAGAAAGAGAAGCAGATAATACAACGCTTGCAAAATTTATTAGAAATTTAGAGAGTAGAATCTATGCTCAATTTGCAAAACAGCTAGTTGAATCTATGTTCTCAAATGACAATCCAGCAGGATTCGGTTCATTCGTATTAGAGGGTAATACAATTACATGGGAAATTATTACGGATGCAGGCGGTACAGAATTTATAAGATTAACAATCGTTGCCGAAGACGGGAGCTCTACAGTAGTTGAGATTCCAGTCGGTACAGGAAACTTTGGACAAGACCCTGATATTGGTAGCGGTGATGGAGGGGGTTGATGTTGAGACTTTTAACAATATCACTCCTCGTAATGTTGAGTGGATGTGCCTCTGTTCCTAAGTGGTCAGAAGGCCCAGCAGATTGTGCATATGAGACTGGAAGGTTCGATGAAGGTTACGGAAGGGATGTAGTAACTGGTGTCGCAAAGTCAATCACTAGGAATTACATTTGTGTTGAAAGTCCCGAAGTTGTAAGACTTCCTTCTTACATACAATTATTAGAATTACCACCAGCAAAAGAACAACCAATAGTTGCAGTCTATACCTTTATGGATAAGACTGGACAAAGAAAAGCCAGAGAAGGCATTGCAGATTTCTCTACTGCAGTAACACAGGGTGCAACCGAAATGGTAATTGATGCACTGAAAACAGCTGGTGATGGTACATGGTTTAGAGTCGTTGAAAGAAACGGTATCGACCATTTAGTTAGAGAAAGACAGATCATTCGTTCTGCAAGAACAGACTTTGCAAATAAGACTGGACAATCAGACGAGGGAATACAGCCACTGCTCTTTGCGGGCATTATAATAGAAGGTGGCGTAATTGGGTATGATACTAACCTTCAAACTGGTGGACGAGGCGCACGGACACTCGGTATTGGGTTTAGTAAACAGTATCGTCAAGATGCTGTTACAATAAGCATGAGAGCAGTTAGTGTACTAACTGGTGAAGTATTAATGAATGTCCAAACACGAAAAACCATTTTATCATATGGTAATTCAGGGGATGTCTTCCGATTCATCGAAGAAGGAACCCAGTTGTTAGAGTTTGAGGACGGAGTTGGAAATAATGAATCAGTGACTTACGCAACACGAACAGCGATTGAAGCTGCAGTGTTGGAATTAGTATACCAAGGCCACAATAGAGGGTTTTGGCAAATAGAGGGGTATAACGAAAATGAAGAAACTAATTAGTTTAGTCTTTGGACTACTATTGTCGACAAACATTCTTTTCGCACAAGCCACTGATGATAACGAAATTAAGATTGAACAGGCTGGTGACACGCTTAAACTATACATCGATCAAATCGGTTTTGGTAACAAAATTGGTGGAAACGATGCAAGTAGTGGGTCATTGTCAAATATGGAAATCACTGGTGGTGGTTTAGAATTTGATCTTGATTTTTCAGGGAACCAAAACATTTTGTTCGGGCCACTAAAATCTGACGATACGACTTACAAGTTAGATTTTACAGGTGACTCAAATAAGATCGATTGGAACATCGGTTACATTGGTAGTACGGATGACTCAGATATTAACTTTGATGTTACTGGAGACAGTAACCAATTTGATTTAGATCAAGGTTATGCTTTATCCGCAGAAAGATTGAATGCCGACTTAATATTAATCGGAGACTCGAATATTTTTGATGTTGATTGGGAATCAGATGACTTAACATGGAACTTTGATATCACAGGTGATTCTAACAATATTAACACATTACAAAAAGATGGAGAACAATATTTAAAATTGACTCTTGAAGGTGATAGTGCTGATATTGATATTAATCAGTTGTCAGGAACATGTGTAGGAGGTTCGCCTTGTGCAACACCTAATGCACATATTACATTAGATATCGATAGTGAAAATGCAGTTATTCAGATCACTCAGAAAGACGCAGCTAACGATACTTAGTACATTGTTCATCAGTGGGGTTTTGCATGCTCAAGACCCCATTGGAGACATTGTCGAGTCTACTGGTATCGGACAGATACTACGCAACAACTCAGTTGTTGAGAATAATGTAGGCTCTAATATACAATTATATGATGTTGCAGAGACCGTTAATGGTCGAATGAAAATAGAGTTCTTAGATGATGAAGAACTAGACCTTATAGAACATACAGAAGTATACATCGATGAAGTATACTACGACCCTAATCCATCATTATCAAAGATGTCACTTAGAATGGTTCAGGGAACCGCCCGTTTTGCTTCGGGCAAAGGTAATAAGATCAAGAAAGCAAACATAGACATCAGCACACCGACAGCACAAATTGCAATCAACGGTACAGATTTCACAACTACAATCGATGAATTGGGAAGGACACTCGTTATTCTGCTTCCTGATGCAGATGGTATTACACCATCAGGGGAGATTGTAGTATCAAACGAAGGTGGAGAGGTTGTCCTGAATCAAGCGTTTCAGGCAACAATGGTATCCACAATAGAAACACCACCTACAGGTGCAGTAGTAATCAATAATTTAACAACCAGTATGATCGATAACATGTTCATCGTATCACCGCCTCAGGAGGTCAAACAGGCCGTAGAAGAACAGGTAAGGGATGATATGAACGATGACCAAGGGATACTCGATGTAGACTTCCTCGAATTTGATGGTTTAGATGGTGATATCGACACATATTCAGAAGGTGAAACATTAGAAGAAACAAGTAGATTGGATATCGATTACCTCGATGTAGACTTCCTTACCAATGTCTTAGATGTTGTTGAAGCACTAATTAAAACAACTGCAAAATTACAAGATAAACAATCATCAGGTGGTGGAGGAACAACTAGATTAGAAGGAGCTCAGTTTGGATTCAATAAAGACTCACAGTTTAATGTCTTTGAAGAGGATGGAAATCTAGTATTTTTTAGATCAGTTAATGGTGTTATTGAGATTGTCATTCAGAGTGGTAACTCAGGATTCATGGATTTAAGGGTTGGAGACTACGAAGGAGTCATAGAATTTGGTGGTGGAGACCCAGCAATTCAAATCTTTATTAACCAGCAGTAACCAAAATAACTAAATACTTGTTTGTAGGAGAGAAATATGGAATATCTAAATCGGTTTTTAGATTGGCATGAAGCCTTAACATACAAATGGATAGAAAGATTAGAGATAACAGAATACCACGCAATGTGGGTTGGTTACTTTAAAGGACTTTTGTTAGGACTACTACTATGGTGGATTTTTTAAAAAACTTTTGGAAGAAATTAGATGCATTCGGAATCACATTACTGTTTGCATTACTATTTTTTATCGCTATGGGTGCATATGCAGGCCCGTCAGATGACAACCATGTTCATGTCGAACAGGTAGGAAATGGTGGTGATGATGTATCACTAACTATCGCTCAGCTTGGTTATGGTAACAAAGTTGAATTTTCTTTTGCACACTCCGATAACATATTTAATTTGACTCAGAATGGTTCAGGTAACTATGTTGGTTGGGTCTCATATTGGGGTTCAGGAAAAAATTGGGGTGGTGATGTAGATGGTACAGATAACAATGAAGTTGTAGTACAATTTGATGGTGCAACATATGGTAGACACTTATGGGGCAACAATAATGATGTCGATGTATATCAAAATGGAGATCATACATTAAACCTAGATGTTCATGCAGACGATACAAAAGTAGAAGCCTGGCAAGAAGGTTCAGGAAGTCACTATGCACATTCATACTTCTATGGTACAGCAGATGGTTCAGATGTTGATCTAGAACAAAAAGGTAATGCAAATCATAATGCACAAATTAGACTTCAAGGTACTCAACCCACAACATTAAATCTATTACAACAAGGTACAACGAATCAGAGTTATAGTGTAACTCAAAACTGTTATACAGTTGGTGGTTGTAGTCTAACTGTAACTCAAGGAAACTAATGAAACAGTGGTTATTTAACAAGATGGCTCCGTATGCCATCCAATTCAGAGAGTGGTCTAAAGGAAAGACTTGGATACAAATTCCATTATGGATACTTATATTATGGATGTTAGGATTTGCTAATCCTATTTGGTGTGTTTATCCAGTTTGTTGGATTCAGTAATGTATTCTTGGAAGACTGTATTAGTGACCATCGGGTTACTATTCGGACTTAAAGTTTGGAATCCCTATCTAATAGAAAACATCACATGGTCGTGGTTCGACTTCTTACATCAATCACATGAGGTAGAACAAGTAGAAGATATAGTTCTAGTTGATATCGATGAGAAGTCATTAGAGAAGTATGGTCAGTATCCATGGCCAAGAAACATTTATGCAGATATCATGTTGGAATCACATTATTCCAATACACATGTATATACTCAATTATTCAAAGAACCCGATAGATTTGACGGAGATGCTAAATTTGCAGAGGGTTTAGTTAATCGCTTATCGATACTTTCAGCAGCTCCAACAATTCAGAAAGATACTGGTACTGCACCGTTTGTGAGGACATCGGTCTTCGGCGGTGGCGAGATTAAAGATCATATTTGGAACTTTTCAGGCATTGCATCACCCGTTGAGATGCTAATGGCAAATTCATATGGTGTTGGAGTGACGGTAGCAACTCCATCAATATCAGGTACACCAAACTTTGACGGGACGATTCGTTCTGCACCACTTATAGTATCTGCAAACGATCAGATATATCCATCCGTTGCACTGGAAGTGCTTCGTGCATTTGGAGATCATAAAAATTATCAGACAAGGGTTACACCCGAAGTTGGAATCGAGTGGATTCGTATGGGTCGATCTACACCCATCGAAACTACACCGACTGCAGATATTCAGATTGCATACTGGTATGACTTTGAGAGAATATCTGCAGCTGATTTATCAGAGTCAGACCTTCAAAATAAAATATTAGTTTGGGGTCTAACTGCAGAGGGTCTTAATAATCCATCCTCAACCCCAGTGGGTGTAATGTATCCCCATCAAGTACAAGCCTCAGTCCTCCAGAGCGTGTTGCAAGAAGTTCGAATACAACAATCCTACTATCTTGAATTCTTGTCTCTCGTTCTTCTTCTGTCAGTCCTTCTAGGAATACTGGCAATGGTTTACACACTTCCCACAGCCTTTGCGGGGTTAGTGAGTTTAACTTTCGTTGGATTTCAGGTGGGTGGGGGTTTCTATTGGTGGTCTTCATCTCTCGTTCTTTTCGATACTTTCTACTCATCGATTGCCTCCATGATTGTGTTTGGACACGCATCCTTCAACAAATACTATAAGACCTATCAACTCAAAGAACAAATTAAGATGCAGTTCCAAAAATATTTATCTCCTGACATGGTTGACGAACTGGCTAAAAACCCTGAAAAATTGAGACTTGGTGGAGAAAGAAAGGAGATGACATTCATGTTTATGGACATATGTGGATTCACCCCGATCAGCGAAGCTTACAAGAATAATGATGACCCCGAGGGATTAGTAGACTTGATAAACAAATTCCTTGATGTCCAAACCAAGATAATAATAAATAATGGAGGAACCATAGACAAATACATGGGCGACTGCATCATGGCATTTTGGAATGCTCCGTTGGATTGCGAAGACCATGCAGAACTTGCTGTTAAGTCTGCAGAAGAAGTATTAATTGCAACCAAGGAACTCAATGAAGAACTTAAACCTCTTAATCTGCCTCCTATTAATGTCGGCATCGGCATCAGCACAGGAGAATGTATTGTTGGAAACATGGGGTCAGAAGTTAGATTTGACTATTCCGTCATCGGAGACGCTGTCAACTTGGGAGCTAGACTCGAAGGACAAACGAGAAATTATGATGGGGTGGACTTGTTGTTATCGGAAAGAACTTATCAACTATGCCCAAACAGAACATTCTCAGAAGTTGATAGAATCCTCGTTAAGGGCAAATCCGAGAAGGTTACAATATACACTTGTTGAACCTATAAATGATTTTCAATGGGGTGCATTCGTAACCCTTCAATTTCTTGATATCTACACTACCTATAAAGGATTACAATACGATTGTGTTTATGAAGCAAATCCTATCATGGGTGAACAACCCTCAGTAATGAAAATGGGTATAACAAAGGCTGTTGTTCTTTATCCAGCAATAACTTCTGAACGCAATAACCGAGAATTGAGTAAACAAAACATGCAAGATATTAATTCTCTTATGACTATAGTTATCTTGAACAATATGTCAGTTGTTAATAGAGCAAAAAGAAATTGCACAAAAAGGCCTTGACATTTTCATATTCGACCCCATATAATATATAAATACTATTGTAATTGCTCAATTGAGGATTACATTTATATTAACTTGCTTATTAAAAGGAGAAAAATATGACGCATTTAGATATATTTGGTCAATTCAGACCGTTCGCAATTGGATTTGATAGATACTTCGAAGACCTCGATAGACTATCTAATCTTTCACAACCCAACTACCCACCTTACAATGTTGTAAAGGTTGACGATGAAAATTTCATTGTTGAACTTGCAGTTGCTGGTTTTGGTAAAAAAGATGTTTCTGTTACTAAAGAGAAGAATCTTCTTATCATTGAGGGTAAAGTAGAAGACGCCGAAAAAGAATTCGTTCACAAAGGTTTGGCTTCTAGAGCATTCAAGAGATCATGGACTCTTGCAGACAATGTTGAAATTGATTCTGCAGAGTTGAAAGACGGCATCTTGTCTGTTAGTTTAGTGAAGGTTATTCCCGAAGAGGATAAACCAATCTCTATAAAAATCTCTTAAAACCCCCTATACAAAATAGACTCTTGGTGTTATACTGAGAGTCTATTCTTAACTATAGGAGAAATTATGTTATCAGTAGGAGATTTATTCCCGAGTTTTACTCTTAAGGGAATTAGTGAAAACAACGAATTTGTTGATGTAGAAGTTAATGAAGGATATACGCCTTTGAAAAAAGACTGGTCTGTAGTTTACTTTTACCCGAAAGACTTTACATTCATATGTCCAACAGAAATTGCTGGAATGGATGTCTTAGTCGATCATGCAAATGTTGTTGGTATCAGTGGTGATAATGAGTTCTGTAAATTAGCTTGGAAACAAGACAATGAACTGATTGGTAATATCAGACATGTCCTTGCAGCTGATTGTGGACTTGGACTATCACATCAACTAGGTATCGTAGATGATGAAAATGGTGTTTGTTATCGTGCAACATTCATTTTCGATAAAGACAGAGTCATTCAACATGCATCAATCAATGCATTAGACACTGGACGAAATGCACAGGAAGTTCTAAGAACTTTACAAGGATTACAAGCTGGTGGACTCACTGGTTGTGCATGGAACGAAGGTGATGAGTTCGTTGGTTAATTTCAAAAACCATCTTTACATAGGACTATGGTATATGTTATCATAGTTCTATGTACTTTCAATATAATTTAGACGATTTAAAACAAAATTCTTCTCAGAAGAAATTCTCATATATTACATTCTTTGCAGGCGGTGGTGGTTCATCGTGTGGATATAAACTCGCAGGTGGTGATGTTCGATACATGAATGAGTTCCAACAGATTCATGTCGACACTTATCTTAAGAACTTCCCTGACACTGTACACGAATGTAAAGATATCAAACAAGTGACTGGTAAAGGTATTATGGAACTTACTGGTCTCAAACCATATGAACTTGATCTACTGGATGGGTCACCACCTTGTCCACCTTTCTCTATGGCTGGAACCAAGAGAGAAGGATGGGAACAAGAGAAGGTTGCATATGGAATGAAACAACAAAACATCGAAGACCTTACATGGGAACAAATTAGAATTGCTGGTGAACTCAAACCCAAAGTAATTGTATGTGAGAATGTAAAAGGTCTCTCTATGGATTATGCAAGAGATCATCTTAACAAGATGGTCAGAGATTTTGAAGCACTAGGTTATTCAGTTGTATGGAAGATCATGAAAGGACATGAACATGGAGTACCTCAAAAGAGAGAAAGAGTATTCATGGTTGGTGTTCGTGATGATGTTCTAGAAGCAATTGGTAGACCTTGGATGACTCTAGGAAGTATCTTCCCTGAACCATCAGATCAATATGCAACAATCAGTCAAGCAATTGATGATCTTGCAGACGATGAAGAGAATATCGAAGATGCTAAATACTTAGAACAAGCTATGAAAGATTCTTCAAAAGGTCATTGGGTTCATGGATTTGAAAAACATCCTGATGAAAAGTTTGCAAACTGTACACCATGTAAAGGTATTGATGGTGTTGCAGATAAAGAGAATATGTCCTATGTTTCTATTGGAGATCATATTGTAAAACCTTGGTTTCAAGAGAACATTAGATTAGGACACATACCAGCGGAAGACGAGAAACATTCTTATTATATGTCTAGGATAGTTCCAAAACATTTACCAGCTCATTCATTGACTGAACAAGGATGTCAACCTAAATTTATGGGTGGTAATCATTTCCATTACAACGGTAAGAGAATTTATTCTCCAAGGGAAATGGTAAGACTTATGTCACTACCTAACGATTATCAAATGACTGGTGATTACAATGATAAGGGTGCAAGGATTGGATTAATGGTTGCACCACTATGCTTGTATTATCTAGTCGAAGAAATCAAAAAACAGATATTAGAACCATGGAACACATTGCAAAAGTAGATCACGGTTTCAAAGAAACCTACGATAAGTGGAACGGAAAGTTCCTAGACAAATCATCATACGATGAAGTTGTATCATCTATAGGAGTAGATGAGAAAATAATTAAAGTAAGTAAACCAGTTGCATCTATTACAGGTGATATGGCTCCACTTGCATATATTGTTAAAGGTGAATACACTGGAGACAATTATCAGACTATTAAAGATACATTGTTTTCAATTGATGATGTCTCAACTATGAGAGCAAATGCATCAGGCCCAATCGATCATGAGGATATGAAAAAGAAAGGATTGATCGAAGGTGAACATTACAAACTAAGAACACCTAACTCTTACTATCCACTTAAAAAGAATGGTAAGTTCAATCGTATTGCAGAAGCAAATGCAATTCATTCTGTATTGATAGGATATAAGAGAGGAAGATTTACAGGGATGATTAATCCTAGTGGTTGGATGAAGAAGAAATCTAATCAACAAAAGTGGGAAGTATTACAGAAGATTGCACCTCTTAACGAAGGTGCATTAAAGATCGCTGCTCCCGATGTGTGGCGTCAGCAAAGATCATTTGCAGACAATTATATTGAAAGTAAGTATCACATCGGGGGCGCACCTATCACGGCTTTATCTGCAAACAGATATTCCAGTGAAGGTACTGCAAAAATGTCAGCACATCTAGATGGAAAAGATTTAGAATTTGGATTGACAACAATGTGCGTTTTCAGGATTGGAGACTTCAAGGGTGCATATCTTTGTTTTCCTAGATACGGTCTTGCAATAGAAGCTGATGATGGTGATGTACTGATTGCAGATTCAAATGAATTACATGGTGTCACACCTATCGAAGGAAATGGTGTGAGACTTTCATGTGTTGCATATTGTGATGAACATGTTGCAACAATGGGTATTGGTGGTAAATCAGAAAACCCGATTGGCCCATCTAACAAAGATAAACATGGAAGTCTAGACGAGTTTTTTTAGATGATATACTTAATCGGTGGAGTACCATGTTCAGGTAAATCAACCCTGATGAGAGGTCTTATCTCTCGTTTAGAAGAACCTAATCTTGTAGAACCTATGCCTCTATTCAAATGTCAGGAACATGGTGACATTCTAGTATGTGGTCAGTATCCCGAAGGAGAAACATTCGGTGGTACAGATAGATTATCATATGGTGCAATACCACACTTTAGAGAATTTTGTGATGGTATCAGTATCGGATATAAACATACTATTATAGAAGGTGATCGATTCTTTAGAGCAGAAGATATAGAATGGGTATTAGACAATCATGAATCAGAAGTTTACATTCTTACAGTTGACTCAGATGAAGAGAAACGAAGACACGAAGAACGACAAGATACTCAAACAGAGAAATGGTTACAGGGTCGTAGAAGTCAGATAGATAACATTCAAAAGAATTTCAATCTTATGGGAAGGTTAAATGTGGTCAACAACAGAGACATTCAAACTTCCCTAAGAATAGCTGATGAACTCTACGGTAAAATTATTTCATGATTATTCTTGTTCTAGGTGCTTCATGCAGTGGTAAGACAACGATGTTAAATAATCTTTGTGATAGATTACATACTCCAAAAGAAGATATTAAAGAACCTCTTCCATTTTGGAAATGTAGAGAATACGGAGACATATTACATGTTGAATCATATCCAATTAAGTATCCACCAAATCAAGTATTCACTGGAACAGAAGTAATAACTGCAGAGAACACTATCTATGATGGTGACTCAGGAGTTTCAGAGATTCCAAAGTATCAAGACTTCTGTAGATGGGCTGATTACTCATATGTACATACACTTATAGAATGTGATATGTACTGGAAAAGTGAAGATATACAATGGGTATTAGATAACCACGATGCACAAGCTTTTCTTTTAACAGTTGATTCGGATGAAGAACTTAGAAGACATAATGAAAGACATAGTACACAATCTGAGGAAGAAAAACTATTGTGTAAATTGCAGATAAATAATATACAAAAGAACATTAATGAACTTAATGTGAGAGAAAACAATACCACTGAATCTTCATTAAAAATTGAAGAAGAGATTTATGCCAAAGTTATTTAAAGAAGTTTATAGGGTTGTAGAAAACCCACATGAAACAGATGCTGGGATAGAGATCATCAGTGGAGAATGGGAGGGTTTAGTTTACCAGTACGGGGATGTACAATTCGAAGATGGTAAACCTCATTTAAATTTTAAGAGAACTATAAGAAGGTTACCTCAATCAGGTGACACGATAGAAGACTTAGAAAAAAATGAGGAACTAAATAACCTTATGGGCGACATACTTGTAGAGTTAATACAAGAACAAATAGAGAGGGATAAAGAAATTGAACAAAGCAATATTGAAGGAACAGATTAAAAGACACGAAGGTGAGGTCTTAGAAGTCTACGAAGATTCGTTAGGATATCTAACATTAGGCGTGGGTCACTTGATTCAGAAGTCAGACCCCGAATACGGACAACCAGCTGGAACTCCAGTTAGTCAAAATGTAGTAGATTTATACTACACAGATGATTTTGATAAGCATGTCGATGAAACGATTCATGTATGTGAAAACAACAATATCGTTTTTGATGCATTACCTGAAAACATTCAACATGTTCTAGTGAATATGTGTTTCAACTTAGGTGCAAATCGATTAGGTAAATTCAGAAACATGTTAGCTGCAGTTTCTACATCTGATTGGAAAGAGATGGCAAGTCAGATGGAAGACAGCAGATGGTTCGGTCAGGTTGGTCGAAGATCAGTTGAGTTACAAGAAATGGTATTGGAGTTATCATGAGCAAAGATATGACAAATGACTTATTAAAAGCTGTTGTTGCACATGCAGATGGTCAGATAGAAAAGCACAAAGTGAATGTTCTTGTACAATGCAAGAACTCAGTTGGTGTTGCTGAACATGGTGACCATGTAGAAACTATTCAAAAAGAAATGGAACAGATTGCACATTATGAAGACATAAAAGATGTAGTCCGTAAACATTTTTCAGATTATACAGACAGAACTACATTGACAGAATAGTATCCCTCTAGTATAATTATATTATGGATTTCTATACAAATGTATGTCGAACACGCGATAAAATATTAGTCAAAGGTTACCAAGGTAAGAAACAAGTCAAGATGGCTGTTACTTATCGACCTAATCACTACATTCCCTCAAAGAAAGGGGACACTGCATTCAAGTCATTAGATGGTAGATCACTGGAAGCAGTGAATCTAAACTCTATGGGTGGTGCAAGAAAGTTTCGAGAGAGATACTCAGGTGTCGAAGGATTTGAAATCCATGGATACGACAAGTATATCTACACTTATATCGCAGAGAAGTTCAAAGGTGATATAGAATACAATCCTAAACTAATCAAAGTTGCATCCCTCGATATCGAGTGTGAGTGTGAAGATGGATTCCCTGAACCAATGATCGCTGGAGAGAAGGTCAATGCAATCTCCATCAAACCATTTGGAAAAGAAACTGTAGTATTCGGTATCGGCCCATGGAATCATGATCGTACTGATGTGATCTATAACGAATGTACAAACGAAGCAAACCTATTGATGAAGTTTGTCAAGTATTGGAGAAGTGAATCATTCGATATCATTACAGGATGGAATGTGAACTCATTCGATATCACATATCTTTGTAATCGTATCGATAAAATCCTAGGTGAAGATGAACACAAAAAGCTATCACCATGGAATCAATCAGATGTTCGTGAGTTTACTGCTCATGGATATCAGAAACAACAGGTTTACAATCTCTATGGTGTGAATGTTCTTGACTATCTAGAACTATATCGTAAACATACATTTGTAAATCAAGAATCCTACAGACTAGATCACATTGCAAATGTCGAACTTGGTTCTGAGAAACTTGACCACTCTGAGTATCAAAACTTCAAAGACTTCTATGAACAAGACTGGGATAAGTTTGTTGACTACAACATTCGTGACGTTGAACTTGTTGCACAGTTAGAAGACAAACTAGGTCTGATTGATTTACAGTTGACGATGGCATATGACTTTCGCGTAAACTATGAAGATGTATTCTCACAGGTTCGC